CATTTTTTGATTGCAAACTTTCCAGAGGTTGAAAATCATATGATGAATCAGTTTTATAAAATAAAAATGGGCGGTATAGAAATTACAGAGGATTTATTAAATTTACAAAGTGATGAAGATATACAGATAATTCCTATTGCTATAGGTGCAAAAGGGGCAATTGTAGGAGGTTTATTTTTAGGAGGTGGTGCGGCTGCGGCTGCGGCCACAACAGGATTTTTTGCTACTGCAATCGGAGGTATAGCTGCAACTGCTTTAACAACAATTGGAACAAATATGTTAATAAACGAAGCTACAAATCTTTTGATGCCTAGACAAGATATTCCAACTGGTGTTATGGCTGATAGCTTTTCACAGAATGATCCTACATTTCAATCTTTTGGTTTTGGGTCGATTCAAAACGTATCAAGGGCTGGTGTTCCAATTCCTATAATATATGGAGAAGTTTTTACAGGTTCAGTTGTAATCAGTTCTGGTATTGATACTGTACAGAAAGAGGGAACAACATAATGCCTTTTTTTGGAGCAATAATGCGGTCTGGATTTATAGAAAAATCCTTTCCACAAAATTTTCCTGACTTACCAAAAGATGCACTTCAGTCTGTCCAATTTCAAACGCTGATTGAGTTACTTGGATCAGGAGAGATAGAAGGGTTTCCAAGTGCTACAGGCAGCAAAGGTTCGACTGAATATAATACTTCAGCATTGAAGGACGTATTTTTGAATAATACTCAGGTATTACAGCAAGCTGCTGGTACAAGTCCAAGTGATGAAGATTTTAATTTTCCTAATATTACCTTTGAACCCAGATTTGGGACATCGGATCAAACAGCTATTGCTGGTATATCAGAAACAGAATCAGAAACTAGTGTAGGTGTAACAGTAACACAATCAACACCAGTATCAAGATCAATTTCTAATACAAATGTTGATGCTGTAAGAGTTACTCTTGGTTTTCCTTCACTGCAAAAGTTTGAAGATAATGGAGATATAAATGGTGCTGAAGTTGCCCTTACAATTCAAACAATAGAAAATGATGGCACAACTACAACTGTTATCACTGACACTGTGAAAGGCAGAACTGCAAGCACATATTTTAGGGATTATAAAATTAACTTGCCATCTGGCACTAGCTTTCCTGTCACAATCAGAGTGAATAGAACCACAACAGACAGTACAGAAACTACACTTCAAGATAGTTTTCAATGGTCATCTTTTACAGAAATAATTAATGAGTCAAGAGCTTATGCGAATTTTGCTCATGTAGCTTTACGATTTGATGCTGCAACCTTTCCAAACCAGCCTCAAAGAATGTATAGGATCAGAGGAACAAAGATAAAAATACCTCATAATGGAACAGTTAGGGCTGATGGGTCTATTAGCTATAGCGGCACATTTAACGGAACTTTTAAAACAGATAAAGAATATTCAAATGATCCAGCTTGGATTTTATATGACTTGCTTACAACGTCAAAAGGTTTTGGAGATCATATTGCAGAATCATCACTAGATGTTTTTAGCTTTTTCTCTGCTAGTCAATATGCAAGTGAGCAAGTAGATGATGGGGCTGGTGGTACGGAGGCTAGATTTTCTTGTAATGTTGTTTTAAATTCTCAAAGGGCTGCATACGATACAATTAATAATTTAGCCTCTGTTATGAGAGCAATGCCTTTTTATTCAGCAGGGGCAGTAAATATAAGCTGTGATAAACCTACAGATCCAAGTTATATCTACAATTTAAGTAATGTTTCTGAGGCTGGTTTTTCGTATTCAAGTGCTAGTAAAGACACTAAATTCACTGTTGTTAATGTTTCTTACTTTGATATGGAAACAGCCGAGATAGATTATGAGACAACTGAAGATACAGCATTGCAAGCAAAATATGGCATAGTAACAAAAAATTTAAATGGTTTTGCCTGTACCTCAAGAGGTCAAGCGGCAAGGCTTGGACGTTGGTTTTTATATACACAAAACAACGAAGCAGAAACAGTTACATTTACAGCATCATTAGAAAGCGGAACAATAGTGAGAGTTGGAACTGTAATTAATATAGCAGACCCTATGAGGGCAGGGGTAAGAAGAGGAGGACGTATAAAAACAGGAGTTTCTACTACACAAATTATTGTTGACGATCAAAATAACACAGATTTAGCAACATCTGATTCTGCAACTTTATCTGTAATATTATCTGACGGCACATTAGAAACTAAAACAATTAGTGACATTACAGGTGCAACCATAACTGTAGATTCTGCATTTAGTTCAGTGCCACAAACTAACAGCGTTTGGGTGATAGAAAATACATCTGTTGAACTTCAGACTTTTAGAGTTGTATCTGTAACAGAGCAAGAATTGTTAAATTATCAAATCGTTGCTGTTGTACATGATCCTAATAAATATGCTTTTGTGGAAGATGGCACAGCATTACCAGCAAGAACAATTACGACTTTAACTGCACTGAAAGATGCACCAAGCAGTTTGCAGGGAACAGAACAGATAGTGGTATTAAATAACAGGGCTGTAAGTAAATTATTTATTCAATGGCAACCTGTTAACGGTGTAACTGAATATATGGTTCAATATAGATTCCAAAATGAAAACTTTATATCAGAACGTATTACAAGATCAGATTTTACAATTTTTGAAACTTTAAATGGAATTTACGAAGTAAGAGTTTTTAGTTATAACGCTTTAGGTAAGCCAAGCACAAATCCAGCAACCACAACATTCACAACTGTTGGTAAAACTGCTTTGCCAGCAGATGTGCAAAATGTACAAATAGAACCTTTGTCAGATCAATTTGTACGATTACGTTTTGACAAATCAACAGATGTTGACGTTATTCATGGTGGAAACGTGGTTATAAGAAGTTCAAACCTTACAACAGGTGCAACTTTTACAAATTCAGTGGATGTTTTGCCTCAACTTTCTGGAAATATTAGTGAGTCAATCGTGCCAAATATTGTCAATGGTACTTATCTTTTAAAATTTCGTGATGATGGCGGAAGGCTTAGTTCTGGCACAGCAACAATTACAAATGTAAATACACAACCTGATGTATTTCCTAAATTAACAGTTTTAACAGATAGAGAAGATTTGGACAGCCCACCTTTTCAAGGAACAAAAGTAGATTGTTTTTTTAGTGATGATGTCGATGGTCTTGTTCTTGGATCTCTTGATTTATTAGATGGGGTAACAGATTTTGATGCAATAGCTGATTTTGATTTCTTAGGGGCTGTTGATATTACAGGAGGTTCATATAGTTTTGCAAATACTTTAGATTTAGGAGGTAAGCAACCATTAAAGTTAAGAAGGCATTTTGTAACACAGGGTTTTTTACCAAATGATTTAATAGACAAAAGAACAGCAAATATTGATACTTGGACAGATTTTGACGGAGCTACAGCCGTAGATGTAAATGCAAAATTATTAGTAGCAACAACTGATTCTGATCCTGATTTATCAGTATCAGCCACTTATGCAATATCAGGAACAAC